GTAATAGAAGATGCAGTTCCGGCTCCGCCATTACCACCAGAAGAAACAGTTGCATTTGAGCCTACAGCCCCTGCCCCACCACCACCGCCAGCACTAAATGTAGATGCATTTTGACCTGTACCGCCAGTATTACCCTGCCCAGAAGTCCCTGCAAATCCAACTAATGAGCCTGATACGCCGCCAGCGCCACCGCCCCCAGAGCCTCCTGTTGAGCCTCCAGTATTTGGACCAGCAATACGAGCAGAACCACCGCCACCACCCAAAGCAACAGTGGCTAACGCACTAAATGATGAATTGGAGCCTACATTACCGCCAACCTGTCCAGATACTGAGGTTCCACCAGCGCCAACAGTAACAACATAAGTTGTACCCGAAATAAGATTTAATCCATTTGCAGTAAGTAAACCACCCGCGCCTCCGCCTCCGCCTACATTACCGCCTGCTGATCCACCGCCAGCCACGATTAAATAATCCACTGAAGGAGCTAACGGATTAAAAGAAGCGGTAATAAACCCGCCTTGGTAGCGTTGGGACATCTTCTACCCCGATCAGGAAATAACTTCGTAGCTGATTGTGTATGTGATACCGCTGGCTGTACCTGATGTAATCGTGATTGAATTGCCTTCCATCAAATAGATAGCAGTAGTTTTATCAGTCACAATCAACGAAGCATCAGCAGGGACAGACACCGTAGACACAATTGGGTAAGCCACACCGCCTGATGGAGCAGAGCCTTGAGCCACAGCGCCGTTGCTATAAATAGACACTGTGGTATCTACAGCCGATGTGCCGTTTACGTTAGCCGCAACGATTTGGTTGATCTTGAACACTGTACCGCTTGCGGCGGCGTTAGGTAAAAGAACAACTGCCGCTGTGCCAGTTGGTGTGTAGTATGTTGTCGTGCCAAGAATGGACGTTACGTTAACAATATTTGGATTTGCCATGATGGTTCCTTACAGGCCAAAGATAATTGAAAAAGCGATTGCTTGGCCTTTAGTCGCGCCAGTAGCCGCAGGTGTTGTGGATTGCCAAGTTGTGCCGTTTGATGTCAACACATTGCCGTTTGAGCCGGGAGCTACAAACAAAGGCGTTGATGTGCCGTTACCCAATATGACGTTATTAGCCGTGAGGGTTGAAAGACCTGTACCGCCTTGAGCCACAGTAACGTCGGTACTTTCGTCAAGCATCCTGACCCACGAACCACCGTGAGCAAAATACATTGCCCCGTCTGCGTGTGAGTGGGCTATTGCACCGTGATAAGTTGAGGCAGAAGGAAATGCAGCTTGGTTGGCAAAGTAAAACGGGATAATACTGCCCGCGTTTTCTGCTCCCAAGATAGCGCTGCTGAATGAATTTAAAACATCTACAACGTTAGTGCCATCGTTGTAGACCAGTGTGGCCTTGCCTGCCGCGACTGCCACGCCTGTGCCGGTGGTGTTCTTAATTGTCTTTACACCTGTACCGTTGTTGCGAATTAAATAAAACTTCTCAATTTGGCAACCAGAACCTAGTATTAAATTACCTGCATAACCTACGCCCGCGCCGCTTTCTGTGATGTTTAAACGCAAGTTTCTGGCTGACTGGGTGGTTGCAGAGTCTGTTAATGTAAGCGTTACATCTGCGGCGGATGAAAAGAGTACTGTGGCAGAGCCTGTAATGACTTCTCCCAAGACCGCATCACCAAGGTTAACGTTGGTGGCCGTACCCCACGTACCAGAGTTTGCCCCTGTTTCAAGCAATTCTATTTTAAGTGCTGACCATGTACTTGCCATTTTTAACTCCTAGTTCGTAGAGACAGAAACCCAACCTGCCGTCTGCGTATTATCTATCACACTCCAAGCAAATGCTTGTGAAATTGAACCAACCGATCCGGTTGCTGAGACACCCGATATTGACCGCCCCACTCCTAGCGATCCTACTAATCCAGTAGATGAAACACCCGTCAAAGCCGCTACGGTTGTAGCACCTGAAGTACCCACCAAACCTGTACCTGACACGCCTGAGAGTTGTACACCAACCCCCACACTACCTACTGCGCTTGTACCCTGTACGCCCAGCAAAGATTGCTCAATATTCAGTAACCCAACAAATCCTGTACCGTTTACACCCGTAAGAGCAACGTTAGCACCGGGCACTACAAATCCAACATCACCTGTTGCAAAAACGCCGGTAAGCGCTAATGTTGATGTTGAGGTTGAAGCCAGTGTCCCTACCGCCCCTACTGCGCCTACACCCGTAAGAGCCAGTACACCTAAAACACCAACTACCCCAGTATCTCCTGTTGCTGCTACACCAGATAACGACACTTCTATACCAAAAGAACCTACCGCGCCCGTTGCACTGACTCCAGAAAGTTCTGCTCCCGTACTGCCTGTAACCGTCCCTACAGCGCCCGTAGCCGCAACACCTGTTAGCGCAGTTTGACTACCGCCCCAAGTATTATCACCCCAAGCGTCTGCGCCCCATGCTGTGGACATGACTTACCAATTACGCAATGCGGAGCAATCCGGTCGTTGCGTCATTAACTGGCATGGTTAGCGTAAACGTACCCGCAGCAACTGTTTGAGGCGAGAACGTGTAAACAGCTACAGACTTCTTACCCGCATTTGTGTCGTTATACAAAAGCATTGCATCAAACGATGTAGCCAACGTAACCGTGGAATATGTAATGCTTGCTGAAGGCGTTAAAAACGAAGTCGTTCCAGTGCTGCTTGGTGCTGTACCAAATGTTACAGTCACACCGCCAGCGGTGTAACCAGCGCCAGACACTTCAGTTATTGCGCCTGTGTAAGACGTTGTTGTAGCATTTAAAGTGCTGGCCGCTGTAAATAATGCCGCTTTAAACACATCAGCAGTTGCTAATGTGTGAGCAGGAACGCCCGTGCCGTTAAACGCATGAACTGCGTTAAATAAGTCCACCTTGAATGAGGTGGTCATTGCTTGTGTGTTTGCCATGATATTTCCTTAAAAAGAAGCGGTTTCACCAAAACTGACAACAGCCTGTTTAAGCTGTACATGCACGGAACGGTGAACTAATTCGCCGTCTAACCAATACTCAACCCAGTTGGTTGTTTCATTCTCATTATCCAACGAACCTTCACGCTTTTCAAGCAATGATTCGTCCATTTCACCTTTTGTCGTGGTAATCAATTTGAACTCCTGATAAGAGCCGCCGTAGCGGTGTTTGCGGGCATGGTGATTGTAAACGTGGTTGTAGAAGTTTTGTCAGAACCAAAGTCCAACACTGCTATGGATGGATTACCGGCAACGGTATCGTTGTAAATCAAAGCACATCTAGCCGTGATTGCACCAGTACATGAGATGTTTGGGAAGCTTACAAAAGCTGTGTATCCAGAGGACGATATTGTGATAGGCGTTAGTATTGCCCCGCCATTAACATAAGTACCTGTATTAGCTACTTCGTTTGTAGCTGAATACGCAGTTGTGTCTTCATTCAAATTTGCGCTAGCTGTGTACAGGGCAATCCTAATAACGTCAGTTGTCAGGTCATGAATACCTTGATACAACTGCGCCTTAAATGAGGTGGTTTGGGTTTGGACAATTGACATATCAAGTCACCGCCTGTCTATACTGACCAGAACGATAAGCATCCTGACGCTCCATACCATCGCCCAGACGTTTAGCCAATGCAAGTGCTTCTTGATATTTGCCGTTGTACAGCGCCATCATGTCTGGCTCACCCTTCATGTAGGTGTAAGCTTCAACCAGCGATGCGTACAAGAGCACGGGATCAAAGTTATCACCTAGCCAAGATGTAAACGGTGCCACAGTAATGCTTGGTGGGTAGAAGAAATAGTGCAGTTCTGCCCCATATGCGGCGTCTGGTGTTGGGCCAAGAATAAAAGTTAACTCGGCTGCGTTGTCTGAACGTGGGCCAAACAACGCATAGTACCTAGGAATTCCCGTGTCTGTGGGCTTTGGGTATGCCTGCCGAATAAAGTTAACATCTTTGTTTAACAAGTACTCGTACTCGCCACTGGCGTTAATAACAGCCAATGAATACACCGCTAAAAAATCCGTGGGGCACTGCAAGTACTTGTTATTTGTAGTCATTGACCCCGTCACGTTATTGCGTAAAGACGGAAACTGCACCGAGTTAAATATACGCTCTTCAGCTTGCGTAACGAACACGGGAATATTAGCCACGAAATCTGCTTCCGTGTTCTCCGTGTACGCTTGGATCGCGTTGCTGAGTGCGGTGTAATTCATGCCATCGGGCCTCTAGCCGTAATGCCTTTAGTTGCCGCGCCGTTACCACGGGTGACAATACCGGATGTTTTGGTTTCATTCTGACCGTTGTTAATAACGCCAACGCTCATCTTCATGGTGTTAAGACTACTAATGCTAGAGTCTTTGCCGGGGTTCTCTGACATAACCAGAGGCTTGCCATTCATTTTGTGCGGTGCAGCATAAGTAGCGGCGTCGCCAACTTCTTTACCCATAACTTTTTTGCTGAATTTAGCCATGATTAGCCCCCTTTTTGGTTAGCAACTTTGGCCAAACCACGGCCATATTGCATCATCATCTCATTGGTCTTACCACCTTTGGCAAGCTTTGTAGGCTTTTTGCCGGGGTGCATGTTTTTCTCGTGCTTACCAATGGCAGACTTCACCATCTTTTTGTCTTGTGTCATATCTTTCATAACTAACTCCTAAGTAACTGTTACCGTAACTGTACCAACATTTGTCGTTGCCACCAAGTAGTTTGGTGTCATACCTACATCAAAATAGCTAGCCCCACCTACTGGGTTCCAACCCCATTGAATATCCCGCGAACCCCCAGTCGGACTGCCAGCAGTATTTACGCCTGCTGTGACATACGTTGAGTCTGTACGTGGGTTACGCACTGCTTGCGGGTCATCAACTGGGTACATACCTAACTGCAACTGAGGCTGGTCAGGATCCCAACACTGAGGGCACACAAGCAGGTTATATATCTTAGTCTTCTGAATCTCTTTTTTAAGCGCCGTCAATTTGTACTGGAAGCCACACCTATCGCACATGGCAATACTGTTCTTACCAGAAGCAAACCGATTACCCATCAGGAGCCACCGCCAATAAACTGTTGTCGAGGCACAAAGCGAATAGCCGCTTTCTCTCGGTCTTCAGATGCGGCTAACTCCCAAGCTTCGTCATACTGTTGTTTTAATACAGGTAAGCGCTCAGCGCCACCGGCAATCTTTAACGCCAAATAGTATGCAAGGCCAGCGGCCAAGCAGGGGATAAATCTAAACGGCACGTCCATTACGTTCACACCACCGCCTGCGTCCTGCGTGCGGCGTAAGCGCCAGTAAACAAACGTGTACTGCTGTGACCCATCAGGAG